CCCTACCGCCAACGCCACGCCGACATCGAAGCCACCACCAGCGACAAGCTCACCGGCACCCAGGCCAAGCAGCAGACGAAGAAGTCCACGACGACGGCGAAACAGACCAAACGCTCGAGCAAGTAGTACCCCTTACCAGCAGCGTTTTTTAATCAGCACCGTCCAGATGACCCCCGCAGTCGGAAATCTCTCCCCGAAGCGGCGTGGTTCTCGGCGATCGACGTCTGAACGGGGTTATGGCGTCGTGCATCAGGCGATGCGTCGGTGGTGGGGCCGAATCGTTGCTAGTGGGGTTGCGAGGTGTACGCGGTGCGGTGAGTTGATCGCGCCGTGGGCGAAGTGGGATCTGGATCATTCGGATGACAGGCGTTCGTATCTGGGGGCTGCGCACCGTTCGTGTAACAGGCGTGCTGGTGCGGTGAAGGGAAACCGGGGTCGCGGCCGGCGTCGGAGTGTGGTGTTGTGATCGAGCCGCGGTTTGCGTGGTTTCCGCCTCGGGCGCGGTCGTTGGGGCGTGAGGCGTGCGAGTGGTGGCGTGCTGCGGGCGGCCAGCTGTTTGATTGGCAGGAGTTCGTGATCGACGGGATCCTCGGGTTGGACGAGGATGACCGGTTCGTGTCGACTGACGACGGGATCGATGTTGCTCGGCAGAACGGCAAGGGTGTGATCTTGCAGGTGATCGAGGGGTTCGTTGCGTTCGAGCTCGGCCATCCGTTGGGGTACGACGTGGTGATGCATACGGCGCATGAGTTCGCGACCGCGTTGGAGCATCAGTGGCGGCTCGAGGAGGTGATCCAGGACGCGCCGCATCTCCACTCGAGGGTGAAGGACCGCGGCGGGTACAAGCACGCGAACGGGCAGGAGTCGATCAATCTGAAGGACGGCACCAGGATCATCTTCAAGGCGCGAACCAGGGGCGGCGGACGCGGATGGTCTGGCGACCTGTTGGTGTGGGACGAGGCGATGGAGATCCCGGAGGCGACGGTTGGCGCGCAGAAGCCGACGTTGCGGGCGTCGACTGCGAAGCATGGCGCTAAGACGATCTATGCGGGGTCGGCGGTGGATCAGACGGTGCATCAGAACGGGATTCCGTTCGCGTTCATTCGTGAGCGCGGGATTGCCAGGTCGCCGAGGGTTTCGTGGGTGGAATGGTCTGCGCCGTTGGATCACCCGGACGAGATGACTGACGATCTGTTGCGTAACCGTGATCTGTGGCGGTCGGGGAACCCGTCGATGGACGAGGGGTTGATCGCTGAGCAGACGATGGCCGACGAGATCGAGACGATGCCGGCGCGTGTCGCTGCTGTTGAGCTGTTCGGTGTCGGTGATTGGCCGCGCACCGACGGGTCAGTTGACCGCCGCATCGACCTTGGTGCGTGGGATGCGCTGGAGCGGGAAGATTCAAAGCTGCTGCCTCCGTACGGGCTCGCGTTCGACGTGTCTCCTGAGCGACGGACGTCTGTGGCTCTTGCAGGCAGGAACGACGCCGGCAAGTACCACGTCGAGATCCAGAAGTGGGAGCAGGGCACGAAGTGGCTTCCGGGCTGGCTGTCAGCGACCTACGACCGGATCGGCCATGAGATCTACGCTGTCGCAGCCGACGGTGCCGGACCTGCCGGGTCGCTTCGCGTCGAGCTGGAAGAGCTCGGCATCCCGGTCGAGTGGATCACCGCTGCGCAGTTGGGCGAGATGTGCGGCCACCTCGTCGACATCGTCGCTGAGGGAGACCTCGAGCATCTCGGGTCGCAGGAGCTGCGCGACGCTCTGGCCGGAGCTGCAGAGCGGCCTTTGCTTGACCGGTGGGCGTGGAAGCGCACCTCGTCGAAGGTGGACATCTCGCCGCTTGTCGCGGCGACGGTCGCTCTCGGCGTAGCCGCAGGTATCGGTGTCGGGGAGACGATGATCTTCTGATGGGCAGGTTCCGTGACTTGCTGGCTGGCCCGTCGCGGGAGGAGATGGCAGCGATCGAGTCGCTCGATCTGCGCCGCGCAGCTGTCGCTCAGACGGAGGGTCTGTTCGACATCGCGATCCCGTCGTGGTACCAGGACAACCTCGGTGTCAGCTCAACGCTCGGCGCGTTGGGAACAGGTTTCGGGAACGCGCGTCTGGCCGAAAGGGTGTGGGTTGCGAACCGCTGCCAGCAGATGAATGCGCAGCAGATAGCTTCGATGCCGATCGAGTTCCACGGCCCCGACGGTGCGGAGCCGGCGTGGGTGTCGCAGCCCGATCCGAACTGGTATCCGAACGGGATCGCGGACGCGCTGCACTCGATCGTCGAGCAGATCTATGGGTGGGGGTTCGTGCTGCTGTACGTCACCGACTTCTACGCCACCGGCTACCCGAGAACCTGGACGGTGCTCGACTCGTCGCAGTGTGAAGTGAAGATACGCGACGGCGTCCGCGTTTTCGTGCTCGGCGATACTGAGCTCAACCCTGACCGTGTGGTGCAGATCGACCGCAACCCTGGTTCGAGGCTGCACGGGACGTCGGCGTTGCGCGCCTACGGGCAGTTGGCGTTGGGCGCGTTGACTGCTGAGGAGCAGGCGATGTCCGTGAACGCCGGCGGGGTGCCTCAGTTCTACTTGAAGGCGAAGCGTCCTGTGAACGAGCAGCAGGCAGCTGCGCTGCAGGCGAAATGGGTGCAGCGGACGTCGCAGCGTGGCGGCGCTCCACCGGTGCTGCCACCGGACATCGACGCGCAGCAGCTTTCGATCAACCCTGCCGACCTGGCGTTGCTCGATAACCGCGAATACAACGCCCGGGCGATCTGCACCGCCTACGGGGTGCCGTCGGTGCTTCTGAACATGGCTTTGCAGGGCGGCCTCACCTACCAGAACCCCGGTGCTCTGGGCGAGATGTGGTGGCGGTTCGAGCTTCGCCCGATGTCAACGCGGCTCGCCGACGCGTTCTCGGCGCGCATGTTGCCGAGAGGTCAGTGGGTGTCGTTCCGGGCGGAGGACACGTTCGCGCCGTTGACGGAGCAGTCGCCGGCGAACGACGAGCAGGCCGCGTTGGAGCAGCCGCAGGTGATCGGGCAGACGCCGCCGCTAAAAGCCGTCACAGGCTAGGAGGACACATGGATCAGGAACTTTTGAACCCGACTGAAGCCGGGGCAGACAGCCACGGTCCCGACATGATCGTTCGCACGTTTGCGGCGTCGCTGACACCGGGCGACGGCCGCACAGTCGACGTTCGCATCGTCCCCTACGGGGAGCGGATCACCCACAACGACGGGTTGGGCGGCGTCCCCAAAGGGGTGCCGTACGAGGAAGAGTGGCTTCCCGGTGTGTTCAACCACCAGTTGAACGCCGCCCACCGGATCGTCGCGAACGTCGAGCATGAGCCTGGCATCGGCGGGATGGTCGCCCGCGGCCTCTCGCTCCGCGAAGCCCAGGACGGCTTCTACGGGTCGGTCAGGATGCTCGGAACCCAGAACGGCGACGCCGCGCTCGAGCTCGTCCGCGAGGGCGTCTTCGACGGTGTCTCGCTCGAGGCGCGGCCGGTGAAGAGCTTCCGCAACGCCGCCGGTGTGATCCAGCGTGCGAAGGCGAACCTGTTCGCGATTGCGTTCACACGGTTCGCCGCCTACAAGGGCGCGAAGGTCCTCGCTGTCCGCGAAGAGGCGCAGATCGTCGACGAGGCTTTGCTTCCGGTCAATCCCGACCCCGAGCTGATCGAACGCTGCCGGCGGCTCGGCATCACGATTCCGCAGCGATACCAGGCGCACCCCGACCCAGCGGACACCCCGCCCGACGGCGGCACCTCCGAAGACGGCACCCGCCAGACCCAGCACACGCCTGATTCAGAGGAGTAGAGAACGATGAACGCAACGGAGACGCGGCTTCAGACCCGCGTGGATCGGCGCGAGCTGATCCAGTCCCAGCATGAGGCGCTTCTGGCGGAGCGCGGCGACGGCGAGCTGTCCGACACGGACAAGAAGCAGGTCGCGATGTACCGCGAGGAGATGCAGAACCTCGACGAGGAGATCGCACAGCTGATCGAGACCGTTGAGGCCGACAAGCGGGCCGAGGAGCGGTCGCGCGAGGTGCGCAGGGCGATGCTCGGCGCGATCGACGGGATCGAC